GGCAACATCATGTTCGAATCAGTGGACACCATTGTTACCAATCAACTTACAAATATACAAAGCGATCAGTATAATAAGACATTGTTGCTTGATATCTATAGAAATTTATGATTTATACCAATGGTTGCAGTCTCACATATGGCGATGAATTAACAGACAAAACTAAGGCATGGCCTTATTTGTTAGCCAAAAAACTTAATACAGAAGTATTGAATGATGCCGTAAACGGTGGTACTAATTATCGCACAGTTTATCTTAGTACTAAGAACATTAAAGAAAATTACGATCTATACATCGTTGCATGGACTAATTGTGCTAGATACACGTATTACAAATCAGATAATAATTTTGAAATTAATTTTAATCCTCAATTAAACAACAGTCTGTGCGGAAATGAAAAGTTCTATAGTCAATGGGGTAAAGATTTATACTTACACTGGCACAACGAATTATACGCTTTTAAAATATGGTTACAACAGATAGTTCAACTGCAAGCAACTTTTGAAAAGTTTCAAAAAAATTATTTAATGATCAATACTTTTTCAAATAATCTTGATAAGTGGCTTGCGTCAAAAGATAAATTTTCATCTTCTGTAAAAAATCTAATTAACTTTGATATCATGTCCGATCAACAAATTTTTGCAGAATATGAAGAAATACAGTATTATATAAGTTGTATTGACACAGAAAACTTTTATCAATGGAACGACTTTTTTATTACTGATCTTACCAATAAATTCTCAACCGGTCCAAACGGACATATATTAGATGCAGGTCACGAATACGTATCAGACCTATTATACCAACATATCCAATGTTTAAAATAAAAACACTATCAGTAAAAAACTTTATGAGCGTGGGTAATGCTACTCAGGCCGTTCAATTTGACCGTAGAGATTTGACTCTGGTACTAGGTCAAAACTTAGATCTAGGTGGTGATGACACAGGAGCACGAAATGGTACTGGTAAAACTACGATCATCAATGCTCTGAGTTATTCTCTTTATGGTTCTGCACTAACCAACATCAAAAAAGACAATCTTATCAATAAAACAAACGGTAAGAATATGTTGGTCACAATTGAATTCGAAAAAGATGGCATAGATTATCGAATTGAGCGAGGTCGTAAGCCAAATACAATGGCATTTTATATCGGAGACCAAGAACAATCAATTGAAGATGAAAGTCAGGGCGATAGTAGGGAAACCCAAGGAGAAATAGAACGCATATTGGGACTAAGCCATGATATGTTTAAACACATCGTTGCATTAAACACATACACTGAACCGTTCCTTGCATTAAAAGCAAATGATCAAAGGGCTATTATTGAACAACTATTAGGGATAACGGTTCTTAGTGAAAAGGCAGATGTTCTCAAAGAAGAAATAAAAGTAACAAAGGATTCTATTGCACAGGAAGAATATAGAATAAAAGCAGTATCAGATGCTAATACAAGAATGGAAGAGCAAATTACCAATCTTAAACGAAGACAGTCTATTTGGAAAAATAAAAAAGAAGAAGATACCGCACGGTTAGTAAACCAATGGACTGAATTACAAAAGATTGACATTGCACTAGAATTACAAAACCATGTTGCGTTAGAATCATATAATATATTAACAAAAGAAATAAATGAAACTGTAAAATGGAAAAATGCGTGTGAACAAGAACAAGTAAAGTTATTAAAAACCTTGGATAAACTTAAAAGTGAAATCGAAACTTTAAAAAATCATGAATGCTACGCATGTGGACAGGCAATTCATGATGACAAACACCAGAAAGTTTTAGAATCAAAAGAAGAAGTGCTACAAGAAACAGCACTGCAATATCTCAGTAATGACACACAATTAAATGAGCACATTGAGAAATTAAATAATTTGGGAGATGCTGGTAACAAACCGCAAGTATTTTACAAAAATAAAGAAGATGCCATCAACCATAAAAATTCAATAGAAAATTTAGAGCAACAGCTTGCATTAAAAGATGCCGAAATTGATCCTTATGAAGAACAAATTCAAGAAATGATGACGCATGCTTTAGAAGAAATTAATTATGATACTATGAATGGATTAATTTCTCTCAGAGAACACCAAGAATTTTTGTTAAAATTATTAACAAATAAAGACTCATTTATTAGAAAACGAATCATTGATCAAAACTTAAGTTATCTTAATACTAGACTAATCCAATACCTAGAAAAAATTGGTCTGCCACATACAGTAAAATTCAATAATGATTTAACTGTAACGATTGAAGAGTTGGGTCGTGAACTAGATTTTGACAATTTAAGTCGTGGTGAACGTAATAGATTAATTTTAAGTCTAAGTTGGGCGTTTCGAGATGTTTGGGAAAGTCAGAACGAACAAATCAATCTTCTTTTTATTGATGAAGTTATTGATACAGGAATGGATAGCTCTGGAGTTGAAGCTAGTTTGGCAATATTAAAGAAAATGGCACGTGATGGTGATCGATCAGTTTGGTTAGTATCTCACAAAGATGAACTTGCCGGAAGAGTAAACAACGTCATGAAAGTAATCAAAGAAAACGGGTTTACCAATTATAATACGGATTTAGAAATTGTTTAATTTTAAAGATATTACAGAATATCAAATAGAAATTACAACTTATTGTAATGCTGCATGCCCACAGTGCCCTAGAAATATTCAAGGTGCTAGATTAAATCCATACATGCCATTAGTTCACTTAGATAGACAAACTATAGATGCAGCATTTTCTGTTGATCATTGTAGACAAATTAAACAAATATTTTTTTGTGGCAGTTATGGTGATCCAATAATGCATCCTGATTTTTTGGATATATTACAAGATTTTAGAAATAAAAATCCTACTCTTTGGTTGTATATTCATACAAATGGAGGAGTTCATGACAAAAATTATTGGATTGAAATAGCCAAAATTATGAACGGATATGGTCAAATTGATTTCGGCTTTGATGGACTAGAAGATACTTTACATTTATACAGGCGTAATGTAAAATACGATGTTGCTATGCGTAATGCCCGTGCATATATTAGTGCGGGAGGCAGAGCACAATGGAACTACATTGTTTTTAAACATAACGAACATCAAGTTGAACAAGCAAGAGAATTGAGTAAAGAGTATGGCTTTTTTAACTTTTTACCAAGAAAAACTGGACGATTCTATAACCATGCCAATGAATGTGCATATCCAAACTGGCCTGTTCTTGATAAAAGTAAAAATGTAGAGTATGTACTGGAGCAACCCGAAAGCGAAGAATGGCGAAATCCCAGTGTTCAAAAAATAGAAATATTAAAACAAATGCATGGTAGTTTTAAACAATACTTAGAAAAAACACCAATTAAATGTGATGCATTATTGGGCAATAAGGTAGTTATTACTGCAGAAGGATTGGTATTACCTTGCAATTTTTTTGAACACAATTTGCATGATGCTAGATTTTATGATAGTGAACAAATGCCGGGTGCACATTATCTTAGTTTTAATCAAGGTATAAATCAGGTAAAAGAGTTCATTGAACGTTATAAAAATGAATTAGATTTAAATTCTAACACTTTAGAAAATGTTTTTAAATCTAATTTCTGGAATGAGTTAACTATTCGTTGGAATAGACCAAACAAAATTATGGAATGTGCCATGACATGTGGTGAGAAATTTACAAAAGTATGGGATCAAGGAGGATCCAAGAGATGAAAGTTTTAGTCACTGGTGGCAACAGAGGGTTAGGCAAACATTTAGTAGAAACATTCAATGGCGTTAGTATTAGTCGTATAAACGATCTTGATATCACAAAAAATTACCATGCTATTGCTAATTTAAGTTTAGAGTATGATGTGTTTATCAACAACGCTTTTGACGGACCCCCACAAGAAGAATGGGCTAACTTTGGTCAAGTACATGTACTAGAATCCGTATATGATTTGTGGAGCAAAAATAACAAAACAGGACACATTTATAATATTGGTAGTGTAGGGGAAAAACACATTGTGGCACGTGACCCTAGTTTTGAAACTTATCGTGTAGCAAAAGCAGCTTTATCACACGCAAGTAAACAGTGTACTGCATCTTTTAAAGCAAATAAAGTTCCATTTAAAACTACGTTGATTACTGTAGATCGGTTGGATACAGAACTTAGTCGTGGTCGTCCAACATGGACTGGAAATGGTGTAAATTTAGAGGATATTTCAAATTTTATTAAATATTCTACCTCAATAAATCAAAATACATGTATTGAAGAAGTGACTTTTTATTGTAACTTCGATTTTGGAGGATAAATTATAGTACACAATGACTTGGCTATTTGAGAATCAACAAATCGAAATCCTTCCAGAAGACTGCGTTGGGTTTGTATACATGATAACCAATTTGACTAATGGAAAAAAATACATTGGAAAAAAATTAGCCAAATTCTCAAAAACAAATTATAAAGTAGTTAAATTAAAAAATGGCACTAAAAAACGTAAGAAAATTAAAAGCAAAATAGACTCAGACTGGCTCACTTATTATGGCTCAAACGACGAACTAAACAAAGATATACAAACATTAGGCAGCGAAAACTTTAAACGAGAAATCCTCTATTATTGCAAATCCAAATCAGAATGCAGTTATATCGAGGCAAGAGAACAATTCAGACACCAAGTCTTAGAATCAGATGATTACTATAACGGACAAATTAGTGTTCGTGTACATGGCTCACATATCAAGGGAAAATTAAGTAGTTAAGCTAGCACAGGCGTAAATCGTGTGCCCATGATAACTGGTTGAAATATACACAGGGACGGAAGACTCATCGCTACAATGAGCACTCAATCACTACCCGAAAGGATGTAGATGGCAAATGCCGCCATTTGATTGTTTGAACAGGATTCTTAAAGGCTAAAAAGACGCTATAGCGATATAGCACGTTTGCACAATACGCCAGCATGTATTATGTAAGCCGCCGTTGTATATAAAGAACTCGGGTCACGGTACAGGACAACCGCCGTTGCAATCCCCGTAATGCTGTGTGATCTAACTACTCAGATGAAGACCGTTAGAAAAAATTTTTTGCCCTGCGGAAGGGCAAAGAGTGACCATCGTATCTAGATGAATATTAAACCAAAACCCCTTTAAATAATAATTAAAAAAAAATATTGGCGAGTGATAACGAGCCAATAGATTGATGAGCGTAGCGAAGCAATCTCAAAAGAATGGTAATCCACTCTTCTTTGCAGTCTCTAAGTTTTCTTTAATAATCTTGTTAATAATTTCTCTTTCAGAATAACTCAGTAAAATTGCTTCATCATAAGTTATTCCACCCCTCATATACCAACACAATCTTAGAGTTTCTTCTTTTAAGGCTTTTGACTGTTTCTCTAATCTGTCAAAATAGTTTATCATGTCTTGGTCAGACATGGCCAAAAGCCTCATACGAAAAAATTTGATTGTTCAAATGTCACATCAGATTCATAATTAGTATTACAACTATCACAAGTAATATTCAACGGTTGAATTTTTTGTTGTTTTCCTAAATTATCTATTTTGTCTTTTATGGTATTGAAGACATTTCTATCACAATTATATATAAACTCTTTGATTAATTTAATGTCAGTTACTTCGGTGCCATCCTCGGTGATAATAGCAGCAATACTATTAACAATTACCATAACATTCATATCTGTTAGGTTTGGGAATATCTTATTAAATTCAGCTAACTTTTGTTCCTCTGTCAAATCACTGTTGGATACCGTTCTAATTAATTTCTCTTGTTCAAAGGTAATTAAATTTGCTTCATTTAATCTTTTAAATGTTTGTGGTTTAAAATGAAATACCAAACCATCTATATTGGTTGGGGAGTAATCTGCAATTCGAATATTATCCAATAGAATTCTAAGGTCTAAAGTATTTTCGTTTTCTTCGTTACAGTTAGGACATCTACTAGAAATATCCATACTATTTCCGTAACTGGCTAATCTTATGGCAATTAGAATAGAATCAATATCTATTGATGGAATATTCCAGGAATTTTTGATATTTGGGCAACAGCTTTGTATTACGTCAGCAACCCCACTACCATTCATTAATGCGTCAGGCGTTTTAAACGTAATTTCATCTTTTACAGTCATTGGATATACCGGAATTTCTCCAGTAACAGGTAAGTCAATATCCGTTTCATTCCAAAATTTTCCCCCACTTGGCAATCTTAGATATATCGCTGGTTGACGAAAATGTTTAAACAGGGGGTTTGCTGCCGGAATTGACATACTTTTATCTCCATAAATATAATTGATAAAGTATTTATAGGGTAAAAATGGCTACAGCAGATATTCCTGGCGTTGGGCGAGTAGAAATTAATGGTGTCGCAGAAGAAAACACCATGCGTGAACTCTTGCGTGTTATGCAAGCATCTTCTACAAAATCTCGTCGTTTTGACAATGAATTAGCACAATCATTTAGAACAATAGACAAAACTGCAGACGATGCTACTGGTTCAATGAGTGCCATGGCTACTAGTGCAAGGATGGCTAGTAGTAGCTCTAGTTCATTATACAACGAACTTCAAAATCAATTAACAAAATCTGGTTCGGCGGTAGGTGACCTTGGAAGTTATGCCATGACTTTTGGTCATGATCTAGTATCCACCTCAACGATGATTAGTAAACAATGGGCTAGTTCGTTTAACTCATCAACTTTCACTGACCCAGTAGCTGCTACTGCCGGTGTTCTTAACGCTGGTTTAACATTGGCTGCTGATAGTACGGGCTTAATATCCAAAGGATTCGGAAAATTACTTGAATCATTTGGTCCTGTAGGTCCTATGTTAGCTGCCGCAGGTGAGGATGCTGGTAAACTTGCTGCAGGAGTGCTTAAAACTGTTAACGAACATTTAGCAAAAGAGTTAACCGGTTCTATAAGAGCTATGCATGAATTTGCCATGATGGGCGGAAGTTTTTCCGGAAGCATCGAACAAATAAGAACAATAGCAACTGCGGCACATTTAACTTTAGATCAATTTACTAAAGTTGTTAAAACTAATCGTGAGCAGTTAATGGGTCTTGGTCAAAATATGGAATTATCTACCGCTAGATTTTCTCATTTTATGGGATACATGGACGATAATGTTAGTGATTATCAACAAACAACCGGTATAAACAGAAAATATAGACAGGAACTACGTGCTCTAGGTTTTGATACTGAAGCACAAGGTGATGTCATGGCAAGTTACTTACAAGTACTTCGTTCCACCATGACTCAACAAGAATTCAATAATTTACAAGCAAGACAGGTAGCTGAAGGTACTAGAACTTATGCAGGTAATCTAAAAATACTAGCTGAATTTAGCGGCAAAGATGCCAGAGCATTACAGGAAAAAGCAAGACAAGAAAGTATGCGTGGTGCATTATTAGCAAAATTAGACGGAAATCAACGTAAAGCATTTATCGATTCTGCCGCCGCATTGGGAGTTTTTCCAGATGAAATTAAGGGAAATATTCAAACTGCATTGATGCAACAGTTAGCCGGTGGAACTATTACCGATCCTGTTATTGCCGGTAATTCACGTGCCGTTGAGTTTATTAGGGATTTGGCTGAAAAAGTTAAAGCTGGTGGTACTGATTTGACTGATTATACTATAAAACAAGCCGGAGTATTGCGTGAACAAACTATTGCATATCAACAAGCTACTGGCGGAGTCGAATCACTGAATACATTATTTGGTGCCGGTGGGTTGGTAGCAAACCTTGGAAAATTTAATGATGCTATTGGTGCAATGAAACCAATTGATCCAAAAGAAGTAGAGGCATCTAGATTAGCAGCGGAACGAATGATGAACGCACAGGGTAAAATTGTGGAGGGATATCTTGCTGCAAATCAGAGTGCACAAGATTTTGCTGTGTCTATGGGAGCTTTAGCTACACAAGCTCTACCAGCATATAGTGTGTTAATCGGAGATACTGCAAAAATAACAGCACAGGCTATAGCTGCAATAATAAAAGCTGCTGGCGGTGGTAATATTGAAACAGATACTGATAGACTAATCAAAGACACAACAGAAGCAGTGGAAAGATTAGTCAAAAATATCGGCAATATACCAAAACGGGCAGATGGAGACATTGTAAATGGAACTCAATTATCATGGGTAGGTGAAGCGGGTCCAGAAGCAATTATCCCTCTTAAAAATGGAAAAACAATACCAGTTGAATACGCAGGTAAGACATCTGGATTTGATTCTTCCGGTTTAGTTATGGCTGCAAGAAAAATGCAAGAACAACAATCTACAAAAACACTGGAACAATTACCAGCATCAGTTGCGACTGCCATAGAAAATGCAATGAGCAATACTTCTGGTTTTGTCGGTGTCATGAATGACTTAAAAAATCAAATCGTTACTGCAAATAAAGAACAAATTGATGTATTGCAACGACAAGTAGATAAACTAAATGATTTAGTTACCGCAACACAGGATAACGCACGGTCAAACGAAAGAATTGCTTATAGCATGGCCTAAGCAATAAATATAGGATAATAGAGACCCTTCATATGACTTGGCGTAAGTATTTTAAATCATCAAATTTTCCTAGTAATGTTAGCCCAATTGGTAGCGGTTCAAGCCGTATGACCGATCCTGGCTATAGAAACTACCAAAGTAATTTACCAGAAGTTTATATTGGACACCCAAATCGTGTTGAACGTTATAATCAATACGAACAAATGGACATGGATTCGGAAATTAATGCCGCACTAGATATTCTAGCCGAATTTATGACTCAAAAAAATCAAGCAAATAACACAGCATTTGATATTCATTTTAAAGAAAAACCCACTGACAGTGAAGTAAAAATTATCAAAGAACAGCTACAACAATGGGTAGCATTAAATGAATTAAACAAAAGAATTTTTAAGATTATTCGCAATACTATTAAGTACGGAGATCAAATTTTTGTAAGAGATCCAGAAAATTTTAAATTATATTGGGTTGAAATGTCCAAAGTGGTTAAAGTAATTGTAAATGAAGCTGAAGGTAAAAAGCCAGAGCAATACATACTTAAAGAAGTAAATCCGAATTTTCAAAATTTAACAGTTACTGCAGTTTCTACATCAGACACTTATATTAACCATCCACAAGTTGGTGGACCTAGCGGCAGCTATGTGCAACCAGCAACTCCTTACAGTGGTGGCTCCCGATTTACACATGCACAAAATGAAGCAGCTATCAATGCTGAACACATTGTACATCTTAGTTTGACTGAAGGTTTAGATGTATATTGGCCATTTGGAAATAGCGTACTAGAAAACGTATTCAAAGTATTCAAGCAAAAAGAATTACTAGAAGATTCAATTATTATCTACCGTGTACAACGTGCACCAGAACGTCGTATTTTCAAGATTGACGTAGGTAATATGCCTAGTCACATGGCTATGGCTTTTGTAGAAAAAATTAAAAACGAAATTCATCAACGTCGTATTCCTACTCAAACTGGTGGTGGAGTTAATATGATGGATGCTACATACAATCCACTGAGCATGAATGAAGACTTTTTCTTTCCGGTCACAGCAGATCAGCGTGGTAGCTCAGTAGAAGTATTTCCTGGCGGTCAAAACTTAGGAGAAATTACAGACCTAAGATTTTTTACCAATAAACTTTTCCGTGGATTAAGAATCCCAAGTTCATATCTTCCGACTGGAGTAGATGACGGCACTCAGGCTATCAATGATGGTCGTGTCGGCACAGCATTAATTCAAGAATGGCGGTTTAATCAATATTGTATGCGTCTACAAAACATGATTGTTGACAAATTAGATCATGAATTTAAGATGTTTATGCGTTGGCGTGGTGTTAATATTGATGGTGAATTGTTTGATCTTAAATTTGAAGAACCACAAAATTTTGCACAGTATCGTCAGGCAGACATTGATGCAGCACGTATTGCAACATTTGCACAACTTGAAGCTTATCCATACATGAGTAAGCGTTTCTTAATGAAACGTTATTTGAATATGAGTGAGCAGGAAATGAGTGAAAATGAAACTATGTGGTCTGAAGAGCAGGGTGATGTAGAACAAGCACCAGCAGAAGACCCTAGTCTCCGTAGTGTTGGTATTAGTCCGGGCGGTATAGCAAGTGATTTGTCTAATGTACAACCTATGCCAGACCAAGAAGGTGCTGGTATGGGTGCTGCACCGGTAGATTCTGGTATGGCTAGCCCAATGGGTGGTGCCCCTGCACCGGGTGCAGCCGCTGGTGCTACAGCACCTGGAATGGGTGGCGGAATGGGTGGCATTTAATATCAAATGGGTAAATACTAATATGTACATTACCGAATTATATAAACCACATAATACTGGGTATGAGTCTGAAAAAGATGATCAATCAGTATTAAAACTTTCTGATATGAGAAAGCATTCCAGATTAACATTTGCGGACTTAAATCGTCTTAGAATGGCACATGATGTTCGTAAAGTAGAACACGAATCAAAATTAGAAAAAATAACTAAACAATATAAATTACCGGCAGCAGCACCAGCCGGAGGTATGGTTTAATATTTTTTATCAAAAAACGTCAAAAAACACCTATTTTAACCCATTATCTGTGGGTTTTTGTAAATACATTACAGCCATATTATTTAAAGGAGTTCCTAAATGAACAAATATGAACAGCTAATTGAACACATTATTAACAATGACGAAGGCAAAGCTCGTGCATTGTTTCATGACATTGTAGTAGAAAAAAGCCGTGACATCTATGAATCACTGATGGATGAAGAATCCATGGAAGAAGACATTCATGGTGATGGAAATGCGGTAGATCGTCTAGTTGATGAAATCACTGTGGATGAAACCCATATAGGTGAAGGCGACGACGATACAGAAATGGAATTTGATCTAGATCATGAAGAAGAAGACGGAGAAGTAGGCGGCGAATTCGACATGGGCGACGAAGGTGAAGGCGAAGACCTAGAAACCAAAGTTATGGATTTAGAGACCGAACTAGATGCATTACGTGCTGAATTTGAAAAATTAGTAGGTGATGAAGAAGGCATGGATGACATGGGCGACGAAGAAGGCGACATGGATGACATGGGTGACATGGGTGACATGGATGACATGGACGACGAAGAAGGCGACATGGGTGACATGGATGACGAAGAAGGCGACATGGGTGACATGGATGACGAAGAAAAAGGAATGATGGAATCTTCCAATAAACGTTCATCGTATCAGAAAAGTGCCGTTGACATTATGCGTGAATACGTAGAAAAAGTAAGTGCACCTAGTAATACAGAATTTACTCCTGTAGGAACTAGTACAGGTGGCGATAAAGCATCTGGCAATACTAAACATATCGTAGCAGGTAAAAACGATATGGGCGGTAGTTCAGCTAATATTGCTAAAGGTGGCAGCGAATCAGCACCGGATGGTCAGCGTCCAACAGGCAAAGCTGGTGGATTTATGAAGAACCCACAAGAAGTTGAGGTTGCAAAACGCAACGTTAATAAGCCAGGTGGAAACAAAGGTGCCCAAGATTTCTACGGCACAAAAGCTTCTGCTAAAAAAGGTGAAGGACAAACCACCGATGGTTCAGTACCTGTTAACAAAACAAGTATTGAAAAAGGCGGAAACTAATTAGGGCACAATAATATGGCTTTGTACCTAAAAGAAAATCTTACATTTGATGCCGCTAGATTGGAGATCCTCAGTGAGGACTCCACTGACGGCAAAGGTAGGAACCTCTATATGAAAGGGATATGCATCGAAGGTGGCGTCAAGAATGCTAACCAACGTGTATATCCCGTTCACGAAATCGAAAAAGCCGTAACACAGATCAACAAACAACTTAAAGAAGGTAACAGTGTTTTGGGTGAAGTTGATCATCCCGATGATTTAAAGATTAATTTGGATCGTGTATCACATATGATTGAAAGTATGTGGATGGACGGTCCTTGCGGTCACGGAAAACTAAAAATTCTACCAACACCAATGGGTAAGCTAGTCGAAGCTATGATTACCAGTGGAGTTAAATTGGGTGTTAGTTCACGTGGATCGGGGGAAGTAAATGATAGTAATGGACATGTCAGCGGTTTTGAAATAATTACTGTTGATATTGTAGCACAACCAAGTGCTCCCCATGCATATCCAAAAGCAATTTATGAAGGGCTTATGAATATGCGAGGTGGTAATAAAGTATTTGAGATGGCACGTGATGCCACTCAAGATCAACGAGTACAAAAGTACCTGAAAGAGGAAGTAACTCGCCTCATCAAAGACCTGAAGTTATAATAGGAGAAATAGTATGACACTAGCAGCATTGAAACCATTGTTAGATAGTGGCATTATTAATGAAGACACACAGCAAGCTATTAACGAAGCATGGGAATCAAAACTTCTCGAAGCTCGTGAAACAGTACGTGCTGAACTTCGTGAAGAATTTGCCCAACGCTATCAACATGATAAACAAGTAATGGTTGAAGCTCTAGATCGTATGGTAACTGAATCTCTACAAAGTGAACTTGAAGAGTTCGCATCAGAGAAACGACAACTAGCCGAAGATCGTGTGAAATTTAAACATCACATGACAGAAAGCAGTACAAAGTTCAATGATTTTATGGTTACTAAGCTAGCCGAAGAAATTAAAGAACTACGTGCAGATCGTAAAGTTTATGAAAATTCCATCAAAAAAATGGAAGCATTTGTAATCCACTCTCTTGCAGAAGAAATTCAAGAGTTTGAGCAAGACAAGCAAGCAGTAGTTGAGACAAAAGTTCGTCTAATTGCTGGTGCTAAAGAAAAACTTGCCGAATTACAGCAAAATTTCATCGCACGTTCTGCTGAACTAGTTAAAGAATCAGTTACTAGAAAACTAGAGTCAGAAATGACTCAACTCAAAGAAGATATCCAAATTGCTCGTGAGAATATGTTTGGTCGTCAACTCTTTGAAGCCTTTGCAAGCGAATTTGCTGTTACTCACTTAAATGAGAACAAAGAAATTCGTAAATTACAGGCTGTTATTGCCGCTAAAGAAAAAGCATTAAGCGAAGCTCGTGAGCAAGCTGATCAAGCTGCAATGATTGTTGAATCAAAAAATAAAGAAATTAGAATCATTAAAGAATCAACAGAACGTCGTGAAACAATGGACAATCTATTGAAATCTTTAAACAAGGAGAAAGCTGCAGTAATGAGCGAACTTCTTGAAAGTGTGCAAACTGCTAAATTGCAGAATGCATTTGAAAAGTATCTACCAGCAGTACTTAACAACACAGCCGCAGTAGTTGCTCCTAAAAAAGCAATGTTATCTGAAAGTCGTGTTGAAGTAACTGGAGATAAATCTGCTAAAACCAACGTTGAAAGTACAGAAAACATTAATAATGTAGTCGAACTAAAACGTTTAGCAGGGCTATAAAGTAAACCCTAAATAGGAGAAAAGGAAAAATTATGTCACAAGTATTACTAGAAAGCCGTTGGGGCGAGACTAAAGACGCTCTGCTTGAAGGCTTAAACGGTTCGAAAAGAACCACAATGGGTGTTATCTTAGAAAACACTCGTAAACACCTAATGGAATCTGCAACTGCAGGTGCTACTGCTGCATCAAACGTTGCAACTCTAAACCGTGTTATTCTACCAGTTATTCGTCGTGTTATGCCAACCGTTATTGCTAACGAAATCGTTGGTGTTCAGCCTATGACCGGTCCAGTTGCACAAATCCACACTCTACGTGTTCGTTATGCTGATAGCGTGGGCGATAGCTCATCCTACGGTACACCTACTACAGCAGGTGATGAAGCTCTAAGCCCATTCAAGATTGCTGTTGCATACTCAGGTGCAACCGTTGGTGGAACAAGCACAACTGGTAAAGCAGCATCAACCAGCACCCTAGAAGGTGTAACTGGTAACAAGATCAACGTTCAAATCTTAAAACAGGTCGTAGAAGCTAAGACCCGTAAATTAAGTGCACGTTGGACTTTTGAAGCTGCACAAGATGCACAAGCAATGCACGGTCTAGACATCGAAGCAGAGATCATGGCTGCACTAGCACAAGAGATCACTGTTGAGATCGACCAAGAAATTCTAGGTTCATTACGCTCACTAGCTGCTACCGAATTTACATTCGACCAAGCTGCTGTTAGCGGTACTGCTACATTCGTTGGTGACGAACACGCTGCACTAGCTGTTCTAATCAACCGTACAGCAAACCTAATCGCTTCACGTACACGTCGTGGTGCTGGTAACTGGGCAGTTGTAAGTCCAGCAGCGTTGACTGTTCTTCAGTCAGCAACCACTTCAGCATTTGCACGTACAACTGAAGGTACATTTGAAGCACCAACCAACACCAAGTTTGTTGGTACACTAAATGGTGCAATGCGTATCTATGTTGACAGCTATGCTAGTGATAGCCAAGCAGTTCTAGTTGGATATAAGGGTTCAAGCGAGGCAGATGCTGCAGCGTTCTATTGCCCATATATTCCTCTAATGAGTTCTGGTGTTGTTCTAGATCCAGCAACTTTTGAGCCAGTAGTTGGTTTCATGACTCGTTATGGTTATATCGAGTTAACAAACACAGCGTCATCGTTCGGTAACGCTGCTGACTACCTAGGTGAAATCGCTGTATCTAACCTATCATTCCAGTAATCATTCCTCGGGATGGGAAGCAATTAAGCCTACTTCGGTAGGCTTTTTTGTTTTTGGGTAAATACATATGTTCATATGAAACTCTCAGGTAATGCCTACCTTGAGTAGCCTAGAACGCTAAATTAAAGGAGAAGTAAAAATGGCACGTGGTTTAAAAATTAGTCATGAGCGTAGTGATGGTACGCTAGTAGATCAAGAAGTTAGTACAACAATTAGTTCAATTGGTGGTACTGGTGGTATTCCTCAGTGGGTTACTGTACAAGGTGTAAAAACAGTTAAAGTTCAGTTTAGACAATCTGATAGTACATTACATGCAAATGCATATATTATTTCACAAAAAGGTTCAAAACAATTTTTAGTGGCAAATGCTACTGGTGCGGTAAATGGAGCAACACA